TTAGATCTTCTAGAAAAAGATCCCGCCAAAGTGAAGAAATGGAAAAAGACAAAAGAATATAATGTGCTAAAGATTCTTTCTGAGAATAGTACACTTATTGGTCCACTGAAGGCAGTTGGATTTATGAGTCCAAGTTTAATTAAAGAAAGCACAGTTGGAGAAGATGAACGCAGTTTTAATTTATCAAGTGTAGCATCCTTTATAAGTAAAAATGATTATCTGAAATCTAAAAAGAAACCAACATTAAATGAGGTGATGTATGAATGCGAAAAATTCATACGAGACCAAAGCGTTTCTGGTGGACTAGATATTAATTCGATCTTTGCTGATGCTATTGAAGGTGCGGTCATTTATGTTAAGTTTGATATAACAATAAATGGTGTAAGTGAGTGGGATGTAATTATATCAAGTGATATTAAGAAAATCAAGAGTGGTAAAAAAGCATTCTTGCGTACAAAAAATGGCTACACAAGAGCCGCAGATAGAATGGGCGTGCAAATTTAATTGAGGCTTTATGACTACATTTGTGACTGGTGGTTTGGGATTTATTGGTTCTAATTTTGTAATCTCTCATCTGAAGAAGTATCCTGAAGATGAGATCATTATCATCGACAATAACTCTTATGCTGCAAACGAAAGCAATTTAGAAGGTTATTGGAACGATTGGCGACTCAAACTCAAGCGTTGCGACATTCGCAATTTCGGGCATTTGGAGAGTTTGTATCATGATCACGAGCCGCATATTACTTTCCATTTTGCTGCTGAATCTCATGTGGATAATTCCATTCGTGGCGACGATATTTTCTTGGATACAAATATTAATGGAACCCACAACATTCTCAAGTGTATTCGCAAATACGGTGGGAAATTAGTCCACGTTTCTACTGACGAAGTGTACGGAAGTTTGGGTCATGATGATCCAGGGTTTACTGAAAGCACTCCATACGATCCTCGCAATCCATACTCTGCAAGCAAAGCAGCCAGTGACCATTTAGTTCGTGCTTATGTCAACACGCATGGGCTTGATGCAGTTGTGACTAATTGTTCAAATAACTACGGTCCGCGACAACATTCAGAAAAGTTCATCCCGACAGTCATTCGTCACATTAAGAACAATACTCCAATCCCTGTTTATGGCACAGGTCAGAATATTCGTGACTGGTTGTTTGTTGAAGATCATTGCGAAGCATTACTAACTATTGGTCAAAACTTTAAATTTGGCGAGCGATACAATATCGGCGGCGGCGTCGAGATGAGTAATCTAGATATGGTTACACTCATTCTTGATTTGATGGGTAAGCCAGTTCACATGTATCAGAACTGGATTAATTTTGTACCTGATCGTAAGGGTCATGATTTCAGATACGCCATGGATGCGACTAAAATTGCTTATGACTTGGGCTGGCAAGCAAAAACTAATATTAATGAAGGCTTAATTAAAACATTGGAGTATTATAATGCGTAAGGGAATTATTTTATCAGGAGGATTAGGAACAAGACTTTATCCATGCACAAAGGTGATTTCAAAACAATTGCTTCCTGTATATGATAAGCCGCTTGTATATTATCCAATTTCTACATTAATGATGGCTGGCATTCGTGATATTATGATTATCACCTCCCCTGCTGATCGCGCACCATTTGAGAATTTAATTGGTGATGGTTCGCAATGGGGTCTTAATATTACATACGCAACTCAACTTGAACCTAAAGGCATCGCTGAATGTTTTCGTATTGCCGAGAAATGGATCGGTAGAGATGATGTGACTCTTATTCTTGGTGATAATATTTTCTACGGTAATGAATTAATCAATCGTTTCAATCATGCTGCTTGGAATAACTCTGGTGCAACATTGTTTGCATATCACGTTGCTGATCCAGAAAGATTTGGTGTAATTGAATTGGACGATAATGATGAGCCTGTAAGAATTATCGAGAAGCCTAAATTTGCACCAACCAATTATGCGGTCACTGGGCTTTACTTTTACGACAATAAAGTAGTAGAATATGCTTGGAGGATCGTTCCTTCAGCAAGAGGCGAACTAGAGATTACAGATATTAACAATCTTTACATGCAGGATCATGATTGCAAAATTGAATATCTAAATCGTGGTATTGCTTGGATTGATACTGGAACGTTTGAATCTCTTGCAGAAGCCTCTGTGTTTGTTGGATCAGTACAACGTAGAACTGGTATGATGATTGCATGCCCAGAAGAAATTGCTTATAAGAATTCTTGGATTACAGAACATCAGGTTCGTCGTGCTGCTGAGAAATATAGTAAATCGGATTATGGTAAATACTTGTCTCAAATTTTGAGGGTGAAATAATGAGTGACGTGAAGCAAATGATTGAAGAGTTGGTTGCGGCTGTTGGTACACCGAAGTACGCATATAATTGCAAAGAGTTTACTCCTGGCAAGGATACTGTTTTTTATTCTGGTCCATATTGGGATGAGAAAGAAGTCATTGCTGGTGTTACTGCATTCCTAACAGGTAAATGGCTCGTTTCTGGTGAGCAAGTTGCCAAGTTTCAGTGGGCGTTTGGACATAAGTTCAATGTAAAGCATTGCCACATGGTCAACTCTGGTTCGTCTGCCAATCTTACTATGGTTGCTGCTCTTAAGAAACACTTGGGCTGGAAGGATGGTGATCAAGTTATCGTTTCACCAGTAGGCTTCCCAACTACAATTGCTCCGTTGGTTCAAAATGGGCTTGTGCCAGTCTTTGTTGATATTGAGATGAAGACACTCAACTTTGATCTTGATCATGTTGAAAAGTGGATCACCGATAAGACCGTTGCCATTTTTGTCTCACCAGTTCTTGGCAATCCGCCAGATATGGATCGAATCAAGGCTATGTGCGAGAAACATGGCATTCGTTTGATTGGTGATAACTGCGATTCACTTGGCACAAAGTGGGATGGTAAACTTCTGACGGATTATTACTATGCGTGGACAACATCTTTCTATCCTGCTCACCACATTTCAACGGGCGAAGGCGGCATGGTTTGCTCAAATGACGAAAACCTCATCAACACCGCTCGTAGCATTAGCTGGTGGGGTCGTGATTGCCGTTGCGTTGGTGCTGCTAATCTATTGGCTTGCGGAACATGTGGTAATCGCTTTGATAAATGGCTTGAAGGATATAATGGAATAATCGATCACAAGTATCTGTTCACGAACATGGGATACAATCTCAAGCCACTTGATATGCAAGGCGCTATTGGTATTGAGCAGTTGAAAAAGATCGACGAGATTGATGTTAAGCGTCGTGTGAACTTTGCGCGCATCAAGCATCTCTTTGAGAAGTATATTCCAGGCGTTCGTGTTGCTGAGAATCTTCTCTTGGCTGATCCGTCATGGTTCGGCGTACCACTGATTACAGATACACCTGAACTGAAGGAAAAACTTCAAGCATTCTGCGAAGAAAACAAGATCCAAACTCGCAATTACTTCGCTGGAAATATTCTGCTGCATCCTGGCTATAAGCATCTTGACGATGCTTCGAAGTATCCAAACGCAAACAAGGCATTGAGCAACGTATTCTTCGTTGGATGCCCACCGCATTATGGTGAAGAAGTGTTTGCCTACTATGAGAGTGTAATGCAAAAATGGGTATGCTAAATGTTTTCGGAGGAAACGGATTCGTCGGATCGCAATTCTGCAATACAACGAAAAATGGGTATTTCAAAAATTATCGAGAAAATATCGGAGTATTTTCTCCCGACGTTGTTTATTTTATTAGCACTGTTGACAATTATAATGTACACGTCGATCCTACTCTGGATATACATACTAATTTAACCATACTTGTAAAGGTTCTTGACAATTACAAAGCCTATATAAAATCATCTAAACAACCTGGATGCTTTAATTTCATCTCAAGTTGGTTTGTGTATGGTCGAGACTCTGGCTTCGGTGAGGGGTCAATCGGTATTTCAGAAACTGATTTATGCGATCCGAAGGGATTCTATTCCATTACAAAGAGATGCGCCGAGCAGTTGCTCATGTCATACTGCGAGACGTTTAATTTAAACTATCGCATTTTGAGGTTGGCGAATGTTCTTGGTCCAAATGATAAAAAGGTTTCTGCGAAAAAAAACGCAGTCCAATATCTATTGGGCGAACTCTCTGAAAACAAACGAGTCGACCTCTATGATAGCGGTTATTTTTATCGTGATTATATTGATGTTCGCGATTGCGCTAGAGCAATCGATCTGGTTATCAACAAAGGCGAACTCAACTCAATCTACAATATTGGAAACGGAAAGGGAATAATCTTCCGCGACATTATTCGCTATGCTCGAGATGCCATGGATTCTGGCTCAGAGATTCGTACGATCGAACAGAAAGAGTTTCACAAGAAAGTTCAATCCTCTCGCTCTTTCTTTATGGATAATACCAAGTTGAGAGAACTCGGTTATCGTCCAGAATACACCATCAACGAAACAATTGATAGCGTCATTCAAGGCATCTTAACGAATAAAATTAACTAAATATACTAGTAAAATCCCACAGTGTGGAGAGAGTATGTTTGGCTTCAAGCAGTATATTCCATTATTATCAGAACAGAAAAAACCAGTTCGCGGAATACTACACCTCCCACATCCTTCTGAAGCCGCTTTTAACACTCGTAAAGGCGCAGTCGGTTCCACTCTCTCCAAGATTCAAGGTGTTATCAGTGGTCGCACTCCGATCACTCGTAAGATCGACGATCGAATGTCTTTCCAAGCCATTCGCACACCAGAAGGTAAAGTCGGTGTAAAGTATAAAGGCACTGGCGCAACTTATAACTTCTCTTCAGAAGATATTAAGAAACAACACAGCGAAAAGCCATACATCGCTGGTCCACTTATGAACATTCTAAAGCACGTTCATAAAGTGCTTCCAAAGGGTTCAGGAGAATATCAGGGTGGATATCTCAGTTCTCTTGAAGACCGCACCGAAGAAGATGGCAACATCGGTCACAAACCGAATACTATTCGTTATTCTGTAGATAAAAATTCTGCAGAAGGAAAGAAACTCGCAAAGGCTCCATTGAGCATTGCGCTTCACTCTCGTATTGCTGCTGATGGCAGCACATCTCCAATCGGTGAAGGCGAGTTGCAAGAACATCCAGATGTTCATCTAATGAGTCATCTTGTTTCTTCAGAAGAAAGAAAACTCAGCCCAGAAGCAAAGCGAAAAGCACTTGAACATATCGCTGCAGCAAAAAAACTCTCAAAAGATCATTCACATGACCACCATGAAGGTCATGAAGAAACTCTATTGCGTTACGCAAACTCAACTGTTGATAGTGGAGAAAAGCCAAGCGCAAAGGGTTACACAAAATTTCTTCAACAAGATCATCAAAAGAAGATTGATAAAGTTAAGACTGATAAAGCAAAGGCTCAGAAAACTGAAGTCATGAAAGCATCAATTAATCATGTAAATGACAATCTTGATAAGTTTGATAGAACATTCGAAGTTCATCATCATATTCACCAAGCAACTCAAGCTGTTGCAAATGCTTTATCCAAAACAGCGCATGGTGGATACTCGCACAAGATAAATGGTCAAGAAGCTGCTGGCGAAGGGTTTGTTTCTGGAGGAATGAAGTTTGTTCCTCGAGCATTTACTGAAGCAAATCGCAAACGTTCAGCGGAATTGAAAGCACAAAAGAGTGTATTATGAGTAAAGCAACATTCACCTTTGGAAGATTTAATCCACCAACCGAGACTGGTCATGGCAAATTGGTTTCTGCTGTTCAAGCGCATGCAGAAAAAACTAGTGGCAAACATTATATCTTTCCATCACATTCTCAGGACTCAAAAAAGAATCCATTGAGCCACAAAGATAAGGTTGGTGCAATGAATCGTTTGTTCCCAAATGCAAACGTTGTTGCGAGTGGCAAAGTGCGTACTGCAATTGATGCTATGAAACATTTAGAAGCGCAAGGTCACACTCACGTCACTATGGTTGTAGGTTCTGATCGCGTTGATAACTTCCAATCTCTACTCGATAAATATAGAACTAAAGAGTATCCAAAAATTAAAAAGGTTAATGTTGTATCAGCAGGAGATCGTGATCCAGATGCAGAAGGAGCAGAAGGTATGTCTGCTTCTAAACTTCGTGGATTAGTTTCTGCTGGCAAGAAAAAAGAATTTGTTTCACATTATAGCGATCCAAAATTGGGCGCACATATACATGATAAGGTAAAAGCAGGTATGCAAATGGAATCAGTTTCACCAGTTGGTATTTTCTTACTTGGCGGTCCAGGCAGCGGAAAGGATTATATCCTTAAGAATATCTTTTCGCGTTTTGATTTAACTGAAGTTCAAGCTGATCAAATTCTCACTGGTGCTGCCGCAGAACTATTCGAATTAAATAAAAACATTGTGATCAATGGTGCCAATGATGCTGATAAAATCGAGCTTGTGCAAACCATGCTTGAAGGGTATACATTTGATTTTGTTCACGTATCTGTAACAAATAAAGTTTCTCGTTTGCGCAACGAACAACGCGAACAGCCAATTGCAGAATCAAAGAGAATTGAGAAGTATCTCAAGGCTGAGCAATTAGCAAAAGATGTTGAAGCATTTATCTTTAACAACTCAATCAATCTTAATGAATCAACTGAGATGGAAAGAGTTTTCTTTGGATCTCAAATTGAGAAAATTCTAGAGCGTATTATGACTCTTGGTTTGGAGATTCAAGAGGAATCTTCACCAAAGTCTTTTACTCTTCTTCGCGAAAAAAAGTTTCCACCAGTCGCGAAAGATAAAGAATCTGGTTTACCAAAGAAATATGTTCGTGGATTGAGTGCATCAACAGCAAAAGCACGCAAGACTCATTGGAAAAAGATGGATAAACTTTCCGATAAAGATCCGCGAGCATATGAGCCAGCTCCTGGCGATGCAACTGCAAAAACGAAACCAAGCACGCATACTCTCGCTGTTCGTAAGATGATGGATGAGGCTGAGCAACAAAAGGTTCGTCGTATTGCTCGTAGTGGCAATATCACTGCAGTGATGGACAAGCGTAAAGAAACAGGTCGTGTCAGTGAGTCTGCAGATTCTTCAATTTCTGCAAAAGCCAAGAAGTCAGGCATCTCTGTTGGTACACTTCGTAAAGTTTACAAGCGCGGAGTTGCTGCTTGGAATTCTGGACATCGTCCAGGAACGACACCACAACAGTGGGGTCATGCTCGTGTAAATTCTTATATCAATAAGGGTAAGACTTATCACACAGCAGATAAAGATTTGCGCGAAGAAGCAGACATTGATGAACTATTTGAAATGCAATTGGTGGGTACAGATGAATATCGTAAGCATGCCATTGCTATGACACCAGGACAAAATCAGGAGATTGAAAATGCTTACACTGCTACGAAATCTGTTACAGCCAAAGAAGACTGTGATTGTGGAGGAGAATGCGACGAGTGCAATGAGCAAGACGGAACAGGACTTTCTGGAAATGTTCGAAGTTTCTCAGAAATACGAAAAGGAATCAAAGAAGCCAAAAAAGAAGAAGTGATTGATGCTACTCCAACATTGAAGCCAAAGAAAGAAAAACTGACTTCAGTTGGACCAAAATACTATCGCGGTGATTTACAGGGGCTTCCAGTAACTGCTCGCTTTAATGCTCTTGAAGCAAAAGATCCATATGGCTTTATGCCAACACCACGTCAGGTTCCAGGACCAAAGGCTGGGCATCCAGTTCCTCCAGGATATGAGCGTGTTAAGTCT